GAATACATTAAATAAAGGGCAAAGTTATATTTTAACACGCTTGCAAAATTACGCGAATCAATATGATAAAATTGATTTAAAAAATTGTAAAGGTTCATTCACTTTTAGAATCGAAAAAAAAACAAAAAATTTTGATTTTAGCCTAAATTTAAAAACTATTGATGATGTTTTATTAGCTTCCGCAATGTTAATATCACCAAATAGAATTGATAGAAACAGACTGCCACCAAACTATAGAAAAACATATGAATTATTAATTGCCGCTAATTGTATGTATGATTATTTTTTTATAATGAAGTTTAGAGATATATTAAAAGTCTGGATGCCTGAAACTAAAACTTATGTTGATGAAAAATACGTATTTAATGACGAAAAAGGCGAATGGGATGAAATACAAGTAAATAGAGTAGTCCCGAAATTATCAAGAGAATCACCATTACACAAATTTAACAGTTCATATGGTAATATTGAATTATACGGTAGATATTATACAAAAATTTTTAGAGATATAAAATTGAAAAATGTTAAATATCCAAATTTACAAAATTATAATATTATTGATTATACAGTAAATGAATATTGCGTTCCGTCATATTTAAATGACGCATTATTAAATAAAGAATATAAACAAATTAAAAACGATTTACAAGAAAATAAAACACCAACATATGAAGAATTAACGGTGATGTTAAATAAAATAAACTATAATTTAAATGTATGGATTATTGATGGAGAACAATTACAAGAACAAACAGAACATAAAAAAACATTAAATATTATGATACACGAGGAGCATATGTATGTATTAAAAAAGAAATTTAATAAAAATAATTTAAAAAGTGTATATTGTAAAACAAATGAAGATTTTAAAAATATCAAATGTGAATATTATAAAGATAGAGTAAAAATAAATAACGGCATTAAATATCACGATGCACCTTTTAACATTACTAAATTATTAAATATAAACGGTTATTATACAAATAAAAATATTGATTTTTATTATGAGTGTAATATTAGACCAACTTTTTATATTGATAATTGTATTGAAGGATTAACAACATTAGATATAAATAAATGTTATATAAACATTTTATTTAATAAAAATTATTCATATCCTGTATGCGACGGATCCGAAGAAACAACAACATATAACGATGAACATGAAATATGTAATACTGGCTTTTATTTTTGTATTTTTAATACATATAATGAAATTCATAAAGCATTATTTAAAAAAGAATGCTGGATTATGGGATATTTAATAAAAGAGTTAAATTTAGATGTTAAAATATTATATCAACATATACCATCCGAGGGCGTGTCATTTTCTAACGAACAAATAGACGAATTGAAAAAATATAAACCACAAGAAATAAGAAATTATACAGGTATTTTAGCAAAATATACAACACAAAAAACAACAACTATATGCACCACAAGCCAACAAGAAAAAAAGGCATATGAAAGTAAATATACAAATTCATATGTTATTAATGATGATGTTGAAATTGTATATAATCACTATAGACAAAAAACGGGCATATATGCTTATATGGGTATTGTTTCATATTCAAAATATGAATTATACAGAATATATGAAGTATTACAAGATATGTATTCATATGTAGGTATATACAAAATAAAAACGGATTCTATGCAAATTGACGAAAACGTAAGCGATGAAGATATTATTGAAATTAATAAACGATTAGAACAATATAATATAAGCATTAAGAGAGAAATTAAACGGCCAATTAATTATATTGATACAGTTGATGAACCAATACCCCGCCCGATAATTGAAGAGCAAAAAACATATACAAGAGAACGACAAATATTACCATTGTTAAGAAATAAAAAATCTTTTTTTATTAGCGGACGGGCTGGTTATGGTAAGACACATAAAATTAATAATGTAATTATTCCATATCTTAACAAACATAAAATGAAATATATTCACGCTGCACCAACAACGCATATATGCGATTTATTTAAAATTAATACTTTACATTCATATTTAAACAATGACCATTCTAAATTAGATGAAATATTTAAAGATATTGATTATTTAATTATTGATGAATGCGGATTAATCCCCGAACATTTTATTATTGTATTAGAACATATCAAAAAATTAGGAGTTAATATTATATGTGTAGGCGATATTAATCAATGCTCATATTCATTAATCAATATTATGGAGAGGCAATCAATGATAAATATTTGTGATGGTATTATGTATAATGTTGTATGGACAGAACATGCAAGATATAATAAAGAGTATGACACATTTTTAAATAAACTTTTAAAATTTAATGTTATAGACGATAAATGCATTCAACATATTAAATCATATTTTACGATAAATAATTATAAAACAAAAGATACAAATGATATAAAATTGACATATACGAATAATATGAAAAGTATGGTTGATGCAACTTCAACAATTTTTAAAATGCAAGGACACACAATTAATGAAAAATATAGTATATATGAAACAACACATATGCCTATGAAAGTATTATATACCGCATTATCACGATGCACCGATCCAAAATTAATAACATTATTTTATTAAATATATAGTAAATTTTTTTATTATTATAAATATTAAAAATATTTTATAAACCTATAATATAATAATGGTCAATATGTATTTTTACAAGATTTACAATACCGACACACCAACTAAGAACGTTTATATAGGTTCCACGTGTAATATAAATGATAGATGGAGAAACCATAAATCAAATATTAAAAATAAAAATAATAGATTATATAAATTTATACGTGAAAATGGAGGATTAGAAAAATGGACATATAGGGTGTTAATGCAACGAAATATACCCAATGACGACGAACGATATATGATTGAAGCCGAATTAATAAATCAATATGATATAAAAAATTGTTTGAATAAAAATATACCTAATAATTTTAAACAATATGAAACCCGCGAAGAATATGATATGATACGCAATTATAAAAATATAGAATGTGAAATTTGCGGGACTGTATATAGAGGACTGCAACATAAGAGACGACACGAACTAACAAAAAAATGTAAAAAAGGCAAACCCCAAATTTTAATAATTTAAATATAATAACACTTAAAAAAATTATTTTATAATATAAATATATATTATAAAATGGATAAAAAAAATTACGCTAAAAAATATAGAACCGAAAATAAAGAAAAATTAAACGAGTATTTAAGGACATATCGTAATGAAAATAAAGAATATATGAAATCATATTATATGGATAATTTAGAAAAATTTAAAAATAAAATAGACTGTAATATATGTCATAAACAATATAGTTATGCTAATAAACATAAACATATGAACACTAAACACCATATAATATGCCAAAATATAAATAATGTTAATTTAGGGCTTATAGTATAATTATAATGTTGTTAATGATGTAATATCGGTTGTAAAATTATTACTTGAATTATTTGTATCATAATATATAGTTCCGATTAATTGTTGCCCTGCTGTGCTATCAAAATTTACTGTTGTATTTGTTATTGATTGATTTGTATTACCTATTGCCAAATCACCATTTATAACCATAGATGCGGATGCACCTATAGTTCTAATTTGAAAAACTATATCCATTCTCCAACGTGATACTATTGTCACTGTTTCTGTATTAGTAATACTTATTAATTGAATTGCTGATATTGTTGATGTATTTAATGCGTATAGTCTAAAATTTTGTGTTATTCCTACTGTTCCTTCTTGTATAGTTCCATAACATGTTAATTTAAAAGTATTACCAACGGTCATTGTATTGGCTGGTATAAATGCAACACCACTTATATTATTTGCTGTTGCTGTAGGTATGAATGACGGGGCGAATTGAAATGAATTTCCGCCCGCTGGTGTTAATGCTATTCCGTTATATGATATTTGCGCGGTTTGTCTCATAAGTGATGCATTAACATATATATTTGGTGATATTGATTTGTATAAATAAATATTTCCTTGTGTTTCAATTTGAGATGCTAATAAATTATTAACATTATTTATATTATTATTTTTCATATCTAACCCTCTTAAACATTGAACATCATTAGCCCCCGTTGTTGTTAATATTGTATTCAATGCATTAATAGTTGCTGAACCTGTGGCCGTTCCAATATTAGTTGTTACACCACCTTCTATATTTATATTTTGATTACTCAAAGTAAGGTTTGTAACACCTACAATACCTGATATTGTATTTACATTTATTATATTATTATTACTTAAATTAAATGAACTCACACATGCCGCCCCATTTAATACTGGACTAAGTATTTGCCGACTTGCCCCCGTCATTGTTATTCCCGTTACGTTAGTTAATGCATTACTACTCATATTTAATCCTCTTAAACATTGAACAGCATTAGTTCCTGTTGTTGTTAATATTGTATCAAATGCAATTAATCTAACAAACCCCGTAGATGTCCCAATAATTACTGATGTAGAACCATTCAAACTTATATTTTCATCACTTATTGTAATCGTTGAATTTCCCGCTTGACCCGTTATATTATTTGCATTTGTAATATTAAACCCATTCATATTTAATGTCTGGTTCATAGTTGCCGATAATGTATTATTTAACGCGGTTTGTAATCCTGAAACTTCCCCTATTGTTATTTCTTGAACGCCTATAAGTGTATTATTAGATGTTGTTTTTACTATTGCTGAACTATCTATATTTTTAATTCTACAATTACGAACATATATATTCTGACTTCCGTCTGTTAATTGCTGATTTTCACTTATTGATAAAAATGATGACATATATATTATAAGTTTAGATAAGATTTTAAACCGTTATTTTCATATATTAATAATGCTGTTATACTTCGTTGCCCACAATTCTTCTCTTTTATATTTTGTTCAACGTCATCTTCTGTTGAATTCCAATTTTTATTTAATATGTCTTTAGGTTTCCGCCCGAAACTGTCATATACATAATGTTTATCATTTTCTTTTACAACCGCCACCCAATGGCTCCCTGGTTGATTATGTTTATCTAAATTAGCGATACAACAACATCCATTTTTTAAATCTGGTATTTTATCTGACGGATAACAACCTTTATAATTTTTCAATACTTTATAGCATATTTGATTAATTAAATGATTATTTGTTGTATTACTGCCTATATGCTTTTCTATAATTTTTAACGTATTATCATATATATCCATTATATAATAATATTACAAGATTTTAAAATTTAAATTTGTTATTTAACGATCCGACAATTCAACCATTTGAACTTTAGCATTTGCGATTGATACTTTACATACCTGTTTAAATACATTTATAAGTAAAAGATTACGTCCAACTAAAGCATTAACAAAAGACTGATTAACCTGCACACGTGTTGCCTGTGATCGTCCGTCACGATTTACCGCATAAATAAATAGGGGTCCTTTCTGTTTCCATTGTTCATATGTTTCTGTCCCGCCAACATCTGGATACATACCACCGCCAACAACTGACTGCATATATGCCCAAGTGTAATAATCTTTACCATCAACAAATGTTGCGTCAAGGTCTGGTTGAGGATAATTCTTACCCGCAAAATTTAAGAAAAAGCGGGTTACGTCCATATTTACATCAATATTCCGAGGGTCCATAATAAATTTAGATGCTGAGTATTTTGTATCCGATCCCGCGCTTGACTGTTGATATGCCACGATTAAATGTGTAGTTGAGGGCGAAACGTCAAAATTCTTTTGTGTTAGATTATTACTGGGTACGAGTTCTGATTGAACGTTAATAGAGGTTAAGTCTAATAGAAAATTGCCCGCATCATAACTATCACCACGATAAGTCCTAATATATAGATTAGCCTGATTTACAAGAACATCATAATCTGTTCCTGCCTTTTTATCAACAACGGATTCAACACACGCAACCTTATAATTTTGATTTGGTGTAAGGGTTAGACGATAACGAGCATTAGGGGGTAGATAATGATTAATATTAAAAAAACTAATAGGGGGTTGCCATAGTAATTCAATATCTTTTGCCGCGCGGGGGAGTTCCTGCGAGAAAAAAGGAGAATATACACGGACTTGCCAACCTGTCGATGCATCCGCATCAACCAACGCCGCTGCGGGTAACGGACCCGCATCAAGTGTAATTTTTGTTTCTTTTCCATCTATTACCCCTACCGTATTTACTGTATTACGATAAATAGCACCTGTTGCCGATACATATTCAAATATATCACCTGGTTTAATAAACACACCACGCGCCATATTTACAGCAGCCGCATTTTCTTTTAACGACACAACAACGGGACTTGTATCAGTAATACTTAATATATCGTTGTCCGCCTTTACCCAGTCACCCGAAACAAGACGATACATAGAACCACACCCCAAAGAATTTTGTGCGTTACCTAGTGCAGCACCCACAACATGTTTAGGCTTACAAATAATCCCCATCCGTTTTTCAAAAGTTGGCGAATATACATCAATACCATTAGAACTTTCAATCATTGATTTATTTTTAAATAGACGTGTTGCGACCGAATCAACCTGTTGAACGTAATTATCAAGACGACTAACAACCCGATCATTCATTTCCAGTTGAATGGTTGAAAAAAGACCCGCGCAACAATTCATAGAGGGGGCTATATCATTTTTTGCGTCAAGTTGAGCACCCGCCGCCGTTTGAAAAGACATTCTAAACCGAAAAAAACTTTCTGATGGTGATGTCCAAATATTACCCGCCGTTTCCCAATTATATACTATCTGAGAACGAACGAAATTAGCCCCTGCAATATCTGCTAAACTCGTAACCTGCATATAATCACATTCACTTACGCCATCGTTTAATGTGTCAAGACCTTCCACAGTTTCAATAAGATTGAATTTAGAATTAGACATTTATATATTATATATATATATAAAAAAAATTATTATAATCTATAATCAATGTTAAATTTTGCTAAAAAGTTATTAATTATATGTTTTCCAAATTGTGATATTATATTTTTTGTATTTTGTATCCAATAATCTTTACTTTTATTTACTATTTCTGCATTTTCCTTTATAATTTTTTCTATATGTTTTAATTCTTCATATGGTATATGTGTATTTGTTTTTCTTATTGCTTCATTTATTTTATCCGTAAAACCGCTACCCCTCATTTGTTGCGGTCCTGCTAATCTTAATCCTTCACCGTGTTTTATATTATCTGTAAATACTTTTACGAATTCTTCTTTATCAACAACACCATCGCCTGAACCATACATACCCGCACCCATCATTGATTTTAATTTTGCTTTTACGGCCTCTTCTATAATTGGTTTTAAAAATTCCGCAACTTTCCATGCTGTTTCTTCTGTTCCATATTTCTCAATAATATCTTTCATTTTTTGTAATGCTTCATTAGAAAAATCGCTCATTTTCATTTGAAAATTTGTAATCATACTGCTCATATCTTCCATTGAACCACCCGCAATATGTAAGCCACTGCCCGCAATATGTAAGCCGTTTCCTGCTTGTCTTGCTGCTCTCCTTGCTTGTCTTTTTTCACGGCCTTCCATTATTTTATTTGCTAATTTACTACCAACCGCCCCTAATGCACCTGTTGCCATTGCTGCCGCTGCGAATTTTGCTCCTGCTAATATTGCGGGTATGAATGGGACTAAAAATGGTAGAAAACCGCCTTTTTGCTTACACATACCCTGCCCTAATTGTTCTGATTTATTATAATCTGTTTTATGTTCATTTGTTGTAGGTAGATTTTGTATGACTGGATTTACAACGGGCATACTATCTGATAATTTAACTTTTAAAAATGCCGACGGGTCAATACCATATCCCTTCTGTTCTAACTCTGCTAATTTATCTTTAAACATTACATCATTTTCATCGTGTTTATCTAAACTTTCTTTACTTGGATATTTAACACCGAATCGTTTTTCTAATTCGTATTTTGCTTTCATAGGATAATACGCTTTATTAATATTTGATTTTAAATCTGTTGATTTAGATAATGAACTTAACATTTTTTTATCTGCTTCCTGTATTTGTTCTGGTTGTTTTGCAAGTGAATATCTGAGGTCATGTGCTAAAGCGATTAAATCACCTTCTGTTAATGGCTGGTCCCCTCGTATAATTCGTTGCTTTAGTTTTGTCCCTGGTCCCATAAAGTTGGCAGCATATGTATTGCCGTCCTCTTTTTTTAATATTGCGTGCATTTCACCTGGAAATAATTTATCCTGATTTAATGGCCTGCGTAATCTTAAATTTACATCATATACTTTATTAAGTATCCCGCGTCCATTTTGCCCGTCGTTATAATGTCGTTTCATTTATATAATATATATATATAAATTATTTTATATCATAAGTTAATTTAAATATAATCTTAGTTGGATAACCATCAAGATTAACGGGGTTAAAATTCTGGTCTGTAATCCATACTGAATAATTATTTCGTTTTATGCCTCGTAAATCATCACAATTTATTTTAGTTGGATTATTAGGGGCATACAATATCTGATAACCTACACTAACTGTAATAGGCACCGACGCTATAACTGGATAAATCTTATCATTAACACGTAATCCACTACTAATGAAATTAGAACATATATAAAAACTATCAATCAAAGAAAACTGAGCAGTATTTTGAGCATAATAATTTTGGGGGAATGTTGCAAAATTTGATAATATAACACTGTCATAACCTAATATTGTTCTTAGTGTGTTATTTTGTGTAAAATCAATAATCATATTTGCATAATTAAAACGTAATATAATTTTTTGTGTTGCATTATCACTTTCAATTGATAAAACTGGATCGGGGCTAATCTTAAAATTTGCATTTTCTAATAATACTGTTATTGTATTTGATAAACTATCAACATCATATAAACCCTGCGGAACCTGTAATGTTACGGTTTGTAATGTATTGTCTGGTTTAGGGGCTGTGATATATAAAAGGTTATTTTGAGACGCCCCTATATTAAATATGTTAGGAGAAATCCACCATATACTGGCCTGTTCAACTGATAAAGTGATATTATGTGCGTTTTCTGGTATATCAATACTTTCATTTCTCATATTGATATTAAAACGTGAATTATTATCTGTAATACTATATGCGGGTAGTCCTTCATTTGTTGCAATAAATGAAAATTCTTTTCTTAACATTATATATATTAAGTTATGAATAAAAAAAAAGAAAAAATAAAAAAACCCGTAATAATGATACTGCCTGATAAACTTGTCATTTTAGAAAATAAAGATAAGACATATCACGAGTCATATAATGATTATAGAAGTTCTTTTTTAGATTATCCGCATCCGTTTAGATTATTAAATATATCATCTATGGGAGGCGGTAAAAGTATGGTTAGTGCTAATATTATTTTACATCAACAAGTAAAAGCCTTTGAAGAAATTATTATATGCACGTGTGATTCTGAAACGCGAGAATGGAAATATAATTTCCCCGATTGTATAGTTCAATCAAATATACCAAGTATTGAAGAAATGAAAACAAAAAGAGACGTCAAAAAATTATTAGTTTTAGACGATATCAACCTGATGGCATTATCTAAACAAGGTAAAGCAATTTTAGATAAAATATATACTTATGCATCATCACATTTAAATTTATCTATTATTTGTAATATACAGAGTTTATATGAACAATGTCCTATGATTGTCCGCCGTAATACTGACATATTTAATATATGGAAAACACAAGACCGAACACAATATGATTTTTTATATCGTAAAATAGGATTAGACACAAAAGAACAATTACAAGAATTATTAAAAAGATATTGTGTTGATAGATTTGATTATATAACAATAAACCTAAAACACGGGGCCCCGTTTAAATTAATGTATAAGAGTTTTCAACCAATAGACGAGACTACATTAAACCTAATAGAAGAATAATATATTTCTATTATAATAAATTATATTTTATTTTCTATTATAAATAATATAATGTATTATAACGAATTTGACGGATCCACGAATAGACGAAGTATAAACGATACAACAAAATTAAATCCAGTTAAAAAAAGTATTACACCGATTGTATATGTAAAACCAATAAATACACAACCATTTGAATATGAAACGCCAACAAGAACATCAAAATATGATAATTCTATGACTAATAAAACACAATTTTATAAATATAGACAAGATATTGTGCAATTCTTACAACAAACACAACCAAATATAAATTTATTAAATAAGTCATTAACATATGAAATTTATAATTACAACGATCCAGAATATCTAAAACAGGTTGAGGGGGCCCGACGAAATGGATTAGATGCAAAATCAATAGCATTAATTTATAAGCCACCTAAAAAAATGGTATATTCAACAATGAAAGAAGCCGCCGACAGTTTAACAGGATTAATGGGGTATTTACAAAAATTAACAACAACTGATGCAGTCCAAACCGCCGCCGATAAAAAAGTTATTAAAGACCTTATTGATAAAACAGTTAAAGAAGCACAAGCCGACGAAATTAAAAAAAATGAAGATTTTTTAAAGGAAATACGTGATAAACAAACATATGACCTTATCCCTACAATTCAACGCATACCTACAGAAGGATATATTCAAGAGGCTGATGATGGTAAAGGCGATGTAATATTTGATGACCAAAGATTATTACAATTTATGGTTGATAATGCAACTACATTGAAAAGTAATAATATGAAACAATATAATGTTGCTTATGGTTTAGTTCTTTATAATCTTATGAAAGAATATTACATATTTTATACTGATCAGGATGAATACACAGAGAATGTAATAAAAAACGATTTATATAATTTGATAGAAACAAAAGTAGATCCGACACTTTTAGAAGATACATATAATTATATTGAAAAAAACCAACAACTCAAATATACAGACATTATTTTTGATAATCCTTTTAATATACGATCAGATGCAAAAGTTAAAGGTTATCAGGATGATTTTTTTACAATTATGAAAACTTTTATACATAATATAAAATTAAAATATAATCCATATGACGATGAAGAGATTGATTTATCACTTTTAGGAATAGAAGCGCAAGCACCAGACCCACTCTTAGGACCACAAGCACCAGCAACACCACAATTAGGACTACCACCCGCAGGACCACAGCCACAACCCGCAGGACCGCAACCAGTGTCACCTATAATCCCTCCACAACCAGCAGGACCAGTATTACCTGATCCGTTATTATTACAACCACCCGCGCAGCCACAACCACAGCCAGACCCGAACGCAGGACAACCACCCGCACAACCACAGCCAGATGCAAACGCAGGACAACCACCCGCACAACCAGACCCGAACGCAGGACAACCACCCGCACAACCAGACCAGTATGCTTTTATTGATGCGAAACGTTTGAATGCTTTTGGATTTAAGGATTTTAAAGATGCAAACGCCAAAGAAAACTTTTTGATGGCGGACGGGGGCTGTTTAGTTTGTTTATCAAAAAAAAGCAAAACAGACGAACACACTAACTATAAAGCAAATGATCATTATGAACGTGATTCACATATCACGAATTCCGCAAAAAGATTGAGACTATTACAAGACCCAGAAACTGTTGTTGATATTAATTTTGACATAAATAAAATTATAAAATCAATTAATAAACCAAGCAGTGTGAATACACCCATAGAACAGTTAATAGATCAGGACATGAAAACCCTCGGTGGTATTACAATACGCTATTATGAAAAATCATTGGCAGTATGGTATTCACAAAATGCACCAACATATGCAAGACGAGGAATGCAGGATGGACAAGGAGTAAAAGTCGTATATATCCAACCAAAGAAAAATAGCACTTTAAAAAGTAATGGATGGCTTAAACATGTTAAAGAAATAAGCGACCGTGAAAAAATATCGTGGTCAGCAGCATTAAAAAAAGCCAAACTAACGTATAAAAAATAATCTTATTATATTATATAATAATGACTAACTATTTTAAACAATATCGCGGGGAGTTATATGAACATGTTAAACCGTATATTTTAGGGGGTGGAGATGCAGATGATGAAAACACGCGGATGATTGATGAATTAAAAAAACAATTAGCGGAAAAAGATAAAAAAATTAATGAATTACAAAAAATTAATGAATCACAAAAAATGACAAATCAACAAATAGCGACATTATTATTAAAGCAAGAACAACAATATAGACATTTACAAGCAAGAAAAGAAAGAAAGCAAAAATCATTAGATACGTATAATGTATTAAGTATTAACAGACGATATAAAGTAAAAAATGATGAACTTTTAACAAATCCAGCATTAAAAAATCAAAATGAATTTACGGCATTTGATAGAATTAATAATAATGATGTAAAATATAACACATACAATATTACATTTAAGAGTTATCAAAAAAACTTTATAGATACATTCACACAAAACACAAACCCATTAACAATATTACATTATGGTGTAGGGACGGGTAAAACTTTTATAGCAGTTTTTAGCTCTCAAGAATCTATAACTTTACAGGGCATAGACAATGCATATGTATATTTTGTTACGCCTCCAAGTTTAGTATTAAATACAATGTCGGATATGATGAAACTTGGCATACCATTTGATTTAAAAAATAGTAATGGTGAATATGTATTTCATTATATATCATTCAATCAATTATTATTATCAAAATTACAATTTAAAAAAAACTCACTTTTAATCATTGATGAAGTACATAATTTAAGAAATTTTAAAACACAAAACAACACAGAAAAACTATCAGCTCGTAAGCGTAAAAGGGGTGAAAATTTCAGAATGACAGGAAATAAAACCGCGATAAAAATAATATTAGAAGCAAACAAAGAACAAGCAATTAAAAAATCATTATTTATGACAGGGACATTAATGATTAACAGTGTTGATGATTTAGATAGTATTATGGCATTAGGATATATGAAACCGCCATTATTAAAAAATTTCGAGGATAAGTGGTATAGTATAATAGGACCGCCTTATACACCTTTAAAATTAGATGAAACAAAATATGACCAATCATACACGCAATTAAATAAATATTTTAGCGGTGTTATTTCAACATATTTTGCCCCAACGGATGACCCACAATATCCAACAGTAAAATATAAATTTGTATATGTAAATAAAGACAATACAAAAGATATAACAACTGATATTTATGATAGTATTATTAAAAATCTAAATACACGCACAGATATTAAAAAAAAAGAAAATTATATTAAAGATTTACGAGATACAACACGGGGGATATATAGTTCAATAAAAGGAAGATTAGAACCAGAAGCAAATGATAATAATGATGTTAAATATGAAGATGAAGAAGACATAAAAGACGACTTAGAAGATATAAACACAAATATGGATAATTTTGATGATATGCAAGAAGGCGATGGAAAAAAACTTATAGAAATGGACGCAGACACAGGAGATGCATATTATTATTATTCACGCAATGAATACGGAATGATGAAAATAGAATATATTATAAACATTTTAAAAAGTAAAACACGGCCAAAAAATACACGAACACTCATATATTTTCAATTTATCAATTTAGCGATACAACCATTATTAGAAGTATTGAAAGCAGAGGGTATAAATTTTGTAGTTATTACAGGTAGTGATAATGCAAAAGAAAAACTTGAAAAGGTAAATAAATATAATAATTATGAAGTTGATTTATTAATATTTAGTATTGCAATTAAAGAAGGTATATCATTCAAAGAAACTGATGAATTTTATTTTTGTAATCTTTATTTCAATTATCCAATTATGGAGCAGATATTAGCACGTGGCATTAGGGTTAATTCACATAAAAAAGGTAAAGACGCAATATTAAAAATATTTATTCTTTTGGGTGTAGATAATGATAAAATTGAAAAACATAAAAAACAACTTGATTATATTGAGTCAGCTTTTAATAAAGGTATTAAAACAGTGTTAGAAGTTCCAAAAGATTTGATGGAAGAAAAAAATATAGACGGTGTATTAGTGCAATCTAAACACGATTTAGGACAAAGTGGAGACCTTAAAATGTTAAGTTTTATATTTTTTAAACAAATACAAATTAATAATATGAACTATAAATTAGTAAAATACTGCAAACCATTTGAAAAAGCAAAAGATATATTTTCATCAGAATTTAACGAAGCATACACAAAAGCTATAATTACAAAACAAGAAGAATTACAACGAGAATTAACAATAAAAGAAAAAATACAAACAAAAAAAATAATATATGATGTATTTTATAATAAACAATTAAATAATTTACTTACATCAAATATTGATTTATCTAAATATTCATCAACACGTAATCCAGATTTAGAAACAGAAGCTAAAAAATATAACATAAGCGACGAAATTATAAGAAAATATAAAGGTGATATTAAACTGATTTTTGACGATCCAGAAATTAAATTGTCAAAACAATATATTACAACATTTCAAGCAAATTTTACGCCATATACGGAATGTGTTGAATTAATTAAATATAGCGGTATTTTAGACAATAATAATGCACCTCTTAGAATATTAGAACCAACCGCGGGAGTAGGTAATATGATAATACCATTATTAGAATCTAAAAATAAATTTAATTATGAGATTGATTTAAATGAATACAACCATTTATTTATTCAAATCGCAAAATATAAATTTGAAAATATAAGTAATATCGTTATTCACGAAACAGATTTTTTTAAATATACGCCATCATATCAATACGATTATATTTTAGGTAATCCGCCTTTTAATCTACCAGGACAACGAACAGAATATAAAAAGAAAAAAAATAAAGACACGGGAGAAATAAACCAATATATTGATAAATATGATGTCGTATATTATGATGTTGATTTTGTCACGGAAGCATATAATACATTGTTAAAAATAGGCGGGGTATTATGTATGATTATATCGGCAGATGCTGTAAATCCAGAAACACAAAGAAAAGCACGCGCAAGATTTCAAGAAGATTTAAAACAATTACAATCAATGGACGAAAACAACGTAAAATATGAAAAATCTAATCAATTTAATAAAGATGGGTCAATTGATAATAAGATGACAACCGCATATCCAATGGTTAAAATATGGTTACGTAAAGTAGAAAATTTTATGTTTATTACAAATGATAAAGAGGAAAAGAAAATAATAAGAGCTGAAAAAAGAGAAATGAAAAAAAAAGTAGAAGAAATTATGACGGCGGAAGAAGCTGAAAAACAAACTAAAAAACAGGCCGACGACGAAGCAAAAAAAAATGAAAATATAAACAAAAAATATATTAAGTTTTTAGAAACATTAAATACATTAGATGCAAACGTTGAAGTTATAAAAGACCTAAAAAATATTATTAAAGAAGCATCAGAGATACAGGATGAATTTGAACAAGAAACAAATGAAAATGAAAAAAATATATTAAATGAAGAAATGAAAGATTTATCAAAAGAAGTAAAAAGTATTAAAACAAATAATAAAGACACGCAAATATTGATTACAAAATTAGCGGGCGAATTTAATAAAAAAATGAAAGATATTAATAAAGAGGACGAAGATGATAAAAAAACATATAATGACATAATGAAACAAACTGAAGAAATAATGAAGAATATAAAAAAACCGCAAACAACTAAAAGTATTTATACACCAACAAGAAGTGTTTATAATTCATATATGCAGCCAGCGTACCACAAAAGCGACACCGAAGAAGATATACGCGATATGAATATAAAAATTGATATTGTAGATAAAGAAATAAAAGAATATAATAAAAATAAAGAAAAAAATATAGATAAGGCGTTAGATATGCTTTTATATTCAGGTAGTGTATTACGTAATATAAATAATAAGTTAGGAGAAAGGTTCCTTGAAATGTATGAGCTTATACAATACAAAGAACAATTAATAAATATTAAATATGATGACGACGAAGATTCTGATTACAATGAAATATTAAAAACAGTAAGACCATATTTATTAAATAATATTGAAACAAAAATATCAAAGAAGAAAAAGAATCCAATATTATTATAAAATTAAGTTTTTTTAAATGACGGCTGGGGTATATATACGCCGATAATCATTGATATAATACCGATCCATAAACTTTTATTATCATCTTTAATTATTATCATAGCAATACTTACACAAAATGCAATAAGACTAAAAACAAGCTGAGCAATAAACGTGGCGGCGTGAGGGTCGCAAGTAAAACAACAAGAACGCCATATTTCATCATTTTCTTTATTATCCATATGTGGTAACATTATATTTATTATAATATTAATAAATATAAAAAAATTATAAAAACATATAATATAAAATGATGCCCGATAGAAAATCCCGTGAATTGACCCTTCATCGTGATGATGGATATAAATTCCGAATTGAAAAAGTTGTTGGCAATGATGATCTTGGCCCTTGCTTTTCTCTTAAAACTACACTTACAAATGGGGCTGGTGATTGGGGGGTCTATATCCCTGGCTTACGTGTTGATACTATGTATGGGGTGCGAATGGTTGGCCCTTTACTTGGAACACATGAATATAAACTCGTTAGCCTTGATCAGAATTTACAAGCTGAAACTACACGCGCGACAGGTGCAGAATCTAAACTACAACAAAATATTGATAGTGAAACTGCTGCACGTGTTGCAACTGATAATTATCATACTGCACAGATTGCACAGGAAATAAGCGATAGACAAACTGGAAACCAACAGTTAGAAATAAAATTAAACTCTGAAGTATCACGCGCGCAGGCATCTGAACTCGTTTTAACTAACAATGTTGCGACTGTATCTGCTGGCCTTGCTTCTGAAGTATCTGATAGAAAATCCGAGGTTGTTAGACTTGATGCCCGCATATTACAGGAAATTCAAACTCGTGGTGATAGTGTGTATGGCGAGGCTGTATTACGTGAAGCCGCTGATGTTAAATTGGGGGCTCGTTGTGATGGCCTTGTTGCTGGGGCGGCTGCCGAAACTGCCGAACGTAAAAGTGAAGTAGCACGTTTAGATGGTCGTCTAAATTTCATTTCATCGAATAGTGATCCTACTAGTCTTGATAGCTTGAGTGAGATAGTTTCTAATTTCTCAATCAATGGGGCATCATATGCATCGCGTCTTACGTGGTTAGAAGAAGTAGTGCAGGAACTTGTTAATAAGTCTCAATAAGTCATATTTAATAATTCATAAATAATTTGTTTTAAATTAATATTTTGTTGTTCTAAATATGTTATACGTCCTGCTAATGTGTTTATATCTGTTTGTAATATATTTATATCATCAATATCGCTGATATATATTTTATCCGTTTTCAATTGTGAGGAATTATCCGTTTTTACGAATGCATTATTTGGCAGTTGTTTTATTTTAATAGTATTACATATAATATTATTTGTGTTTGTATCACTAACTGTCAAATTTTTAGATATACTGTTCTTTGCTGTCCTATTTGTTAAAAAAGAGCTCATTAATTATATATAATGTTTATAAAATATTATACATATTTTAATATATAATATTCTCTATATATAGTATATATAAATGGAAGAAATAAAAGATAAAGCGTTAAAATTAGAAGGTGTTTCTGATTTTGGATTATCACGAAGAAAGGGCAAACGATTTTATGTTGTATATAACGATGTTAAAATAAATTTTGGATCGAACGGTAAGGCGTATATTGACCACAAGGATGAAAAAAAAAGGGAAAATTGGAAAAAAAGACATTCACAAATAAAAAATAAAGATGGAATACCATTTTATACGATAAAAACGTCACCCGCTTATTATAGCTGGCATTTATTATGGTAAAATGAAAAATATAAAAATAAAATATGTATAATATTTTTATAATGGATATAGTAATATTGATAATATGTTGTGTAGGATTAATAATGTTATATAGTGCTGTCTATATTAAATAGTTGCATATAATATTTGACACGTCATTAATTAAATGTTTTTTTAGTTTTTTAATAATAAGTTGTTTAAATTCTGGGGCGTATTTATCATATATTGTTTTACTTATTGATATTTCTGATAACATAAAATTTCGTATATCAATGTTATAAAGCATATAATAAAAACACGTCATCTCGTGTTGTATATTTTCTTTTGGTCGTGATAATGCGGATAATGCGTGTAATTGTCTATTATTAGGCGTGCAGTATGATAAAGTAATATCATTTACTATTTCTTCTGTATCATATGTAGGTATATTTAAACAATCTAATATATCACGTTGGATTAATTCACTTATAAAAACAAGGCATAATTCTTTTTTTTTGTATTTATTATATTTTTTTAAAAATAACGGTTTATATAGTTTATTAATATTATCTCTTTTAAAGTATTCAAAGAAATAATTAAAATCAATATTTTCATATAATAGTTCATCAAGTTCGTCACATATTTTTTCATCATCCATAAAAACACCGCCATCATATTTAATGAGTTGTTTTTGTTCTGTTGTCTGTTTGGTCGTCATCATTATATAATATGTTTATATAATAATTTTTTTAAGCCATAAAATAATAATAAAAATAATTTCTATATATTTATCACACATAATCATAAATAATATTAGCAACATCTTTATGCATATTTGTTGATGTTGTGATAGGGTCTATATTCATTTTTAAGTGTAAAGCGTATTTAAAAAAAATACTAATAAAAATGTTATAATAAAATTTATTCCCAAGAATATTTTTTTCATTATATTTCTTTATAATTTTATATACTCGTTTCATTTGTTTTTTATTTATTTTATTCTCAATGTAATCATAAAAAGAATAATCTAAAACTTTATTTAAATTTCTATAACAATGAAAATTCTCTAATTTGTCGATATTAAAAAACAAATCTCTACCAGAAACATACATACAGTTTTTAATATTAATAAAGTGTGTTCTGTTATTAAATTGTAAATGTCGTAATTGTTTATCATTGATATTAATAAATAACATTTTTTTAACTCCTACTCCTTGGTCATAAACAAAATCTGCACCACCCCTACGAGCACATAAAGTTTTATCATAAACATACGATACTTTAAAATAGTAAAATTTAATTGTTTCAGAAAATTTTTCATAAACTAATCTAAAACCTAATTCATATAATCCGTCTTGATTAAATGCTTCTAACTTTGATAAATCATTATTCAATAAATAATTAAATGAATTATAAAAAGTGTCTTTATCGTTTGTTGTCCATTTCTTTATTTCAGTATTCCATGTCGCACAACATGTTTTAGCAATTTCTTTTTCACTAAACTTAATGTTTAATACGTTGTTCTGGTTCGTCATCATTATATATTATATTTATATAATATTTTTTTTAAGCCAAAAAAATAATAAAATAAAAAATACTATATATTATAAAAAAAATAATAAAAAACACCGTATATTGTCTATATGTTGAAAAAAATATATGTTTGTGTAAGGTGGCCATTAGTAATC